AGTAAAGATATTAGATTCATTCATCAGGATTGTGATCCGTCTATGGCGGATGACAAAACTCTCCCCTATTCTGCATATCTGGTTGAGTATCTTCAAGACGGTGTGACCAAGTTTGATATTGTATCTGCTGCAAAGAAAGTTGATATCTTTGATCATTACTGGGATAACTATCGTCATGATTTTAAAAACATGACTCAGACAGAGGGTAGAATCAATCCTAAGATGTGGGGGAATTCAGAGAAGAAAAAGAAATGAGTAAAGGATTCGATGTAAATTTTGAGGGGATTGACATGAACCCAGATATGGTTCAGTCAATTCTTAAAAAATACAAGAAAATTAAGAAGTACCAAAGGTCAAACATCTTTGAGGTCAAGACGATGGACGGTACAGAGGACATCGTTTCTGAGATGATTAAAGAGGGTGAAGAATACGGATCACTTGACTAAATAATCGTAATGGTCTATACTAGACCTACGTTCAACCCACTCAGTGGGTCGCAAGTAGTCGCGGAACGGAGCGTTCATCCCATGATTGAACTACTACTTTATTCAGGCATACTCTGTGCAGATGCTGATGCTATTGTTCTTAGGATTCAAAAGCATGAGACTCTTAAACCAGAGTGGAAACTTGAACTGGTCGAGACCGTAAAGGAATCTACACCAGAATGTCCATGGGACGCAAACGACTAAAGGAACGGGCCTAAAAATCCAATTACTTTAGGAGTAAGACAAATGAACACCTTAAATCTCATCAAGAAGCAAATCGAGAAGGCATCTGCTCTTCACGATGCTCAGATTACTCACACTTCATATCGTGGTGTTGAGTATACCTGCAAGCAGGATGGTCAGGAAGTACATGGTACTTTTTGCTATCGTGGTCGCTCGTATGTAAAGTGAAATGGAAGCACTACAAATCGCTGGGATCGTATCCCTAAGTTCTGTAGCATTTCTTTCACTGATATACGGAGAGATTAAAGTTCTTTCCAAATAAACACAGAGGGGTTGATCCCCTCTTTTTTTATGTTATAATAACTGGACAACAACATCTATTGTTATGGAGAAAGACAATCTTAAGTTAATCATTAGAAACCTCAGACTTCTTCTTGACGCATTGGAGTCGGAGGTGTATTCTGATCCTGAAGCATATGTAAAGACGAAGGAAACACTTCCTCCACTCCCTGACTATGATGAGGTATTCGAAGATGACGAATGAGGACTGGAGGTACACGGAGGAGAGGATGAAACTCCGTGAACAATGTCTTAAAGTTTTGTTAAATAGGTATGGTAGCGGTCGTATAGACGAAACATCATATTCTACAAAAGACATTTATGAGTGTGTTGACACTTGGATCTCTCAGGGGAACAAGTTAAGTAATGGAATCGTTGCATACTTCAACGCATATTTCAATCATGATCAAAAAATTCAAGACAAAAAAGGCAATTAAATACATCCTTAAACATCCTGAACTTTTCACTGAAGGAGAGATACAGTATGTTAAACTGATGCAACAAGAACGTAAGGTTTTAAAAAAGAAACATGAATCAAGCGAAACTGATCTCAGTAACTCCTGATGCTGAGCAACACATTGCGTATTGTGCGCGTGTGTCGAACCCAAACAATCAGGACAATGAGAACTTTGCTGGTCTCTTAAAGTATTGTATTAAACATCAACACTGGAGTATCTTTGAACAAGCGTTCATGACTCTGGAGATGGAGACGACTCGTGGTCTTGCAGCTCAAGTCCTGCGGCACCGTTCGTTCACCTTCCAGGAGTTCTCACAACGGTATGCAAGTACTAACCTACTGAGCGATACGATTGAGTTACCTGAACTCCGTCGTCAGGACACTAAAAATCGTCAGAACAGTACTGATGATCTTGATCCTGAAATTGTTGAACGTCTGGAACGTCAGATGGTTACTCTGTTCAGTTCTGCATCTAATCTTTATAATCAGATGTTGGACGTAGGTGTTGCAAAAGAGTGTGCTCGTTTTGTCCTACCTCTCGCAACTCCAACTAAGATGTATATGACGGGTTCAATTCGTAGTTGGATTCACTACATTGATCTGAGATCAGCAAACGGAACTCAGAAAGAACATATGGATCTTGCAAACTCTTGTAAGGAGATTTTCAAGGAACAGTTCCCTGTTATTTCAGAGGCTCTGGATTGGTAATAAATATACACACACATAATGGAGATTTAATGTGGCAACGTATCCTGTAAAACACAAGGAAACTGGTGAAACTAAAGATGTTGTAATGAGTATTCATGAATGGGATAAGTGGAAAGAGGAAAATCCTGACTGGGAAAGATACTATACTCCCGAAAATGCTCCTGGCATGGGGGTAGAGGTTGGTGACATGTTTAATAAGCTTTACACCAAACACCCAGGATGGAAAGATGTGATTAGCAAAGCCAAAAAACAACCAGGTTCAACTCTAAAACACTACGATTAATTTTATGCCAGCAAAGAAGAAAGCAGGTATTGGTAGTACCAATCCAGTTCCATTTGGAATGTCTAATAAGATGATGAAGAGAAAGAAACCGATCAATCTCGATTTCATTAAAAAAATTGAGCCAATCACAGATAACCAACAGGTTTTCTTTGATAAGTATCAGGCACAACAGAATTTGGTTGCATACGGATGTGCTGGAACTGGTAAGACCTTTATCACTCTCTACAATGCATTGATGGATGTCTTAGATCCAAAGACACCATACGAAAAGATCTACATCGTCAGGTCCCTTGTACCCACCAGAGAGATCGGATTCCTCCCTGGTGATCATGAAGATAAATCATCTCTTTATCAAATTCCTTATAAGAACATGGTCAAGTACATGTTCGAGATGCCAGACGATGCATCCTTTGAGATGTTGTATAACAACCTCAAGGCACAGGGTACAATCTCCTTCTGGTCTACATCATTCATTCGTGGTACGACACTTGATAATGTCATCGTGATCGTTGATGAATTTCAGAACTTGAATTTCCATGAACTTGATTCAATGATTACTCGAATCGGTGAACACTCCAAGATTATGTTCTGTGGTGACGCATCTCAGTCTGACTTGACAAAACAGAATGAAAGAAATGGTATCGCAGACTTTATGCGTATCTTGACTAACATGCCATCTTTTGATACAATTGAATTTAATGCAGAGGATATCTGTAGGAGTGGACTTGTCAAAGAGTACATCATTGCTAAACTTGAATTGGGTATGTAATGTTTAATCATATTGAAATAGATTATCCGTCTCTCGAAAGGGAGACGATTGATGGTGTTAGATATTACGATACTCCTCAAGGTAAAAAATTAGTATCAATTACGTCTGTTATCAGTCATTACAACAGAGAGATCTTCACTAAGTGGAGAAAACGTGTTGGTGTGGAAGAAGCAAACAAGATTACTAAGGCAGCAACCAGTCGTGGTACTGACATGCACACACTGGTTGAACACTACATGAAAAATGAAGAACTTCCTAGTGTACAACCGTTGTCGGAATATTTGTTCAAACAGTCGAAACCGACTCTAGACAAAATCGATAACATTCATGCAATCGAACAGTCATTGTTCTCTAACCAGTTGGGAGTTGCTGGAACTGTCGATTGCATTGCAGAGTATGAAGGTGAACTTGCGATCATCGATTTCAAGACAAGCAAGAAACCTAAACCTGAAAAGTGGATCGAACATTATTATGTCCAGTGTGCAGCATATGCCTGTATGCTCTATGAAATGACTGGTATTTCAGTCAAAAAATTTGTTATTATTATGTCCTGTGAGGATGGGGAATGTGTCGTTTATGAACAGTATGACAAGAGTAAGTACATCAAACTTCTCACCGAATATATTAGAGAGTTTGTTCAATTCAAATTACAGGAATATGGCAAAACCTGAACTCAGTGTGGAACAACTCATCGAGAATAAGTTCTACAATAGTAGGACGTTTTCTGAAGAGATTGAAAAGATTGCAAAAGAAAACAAGGACATGAAATACATGGACTCGATTGTTTTCTTCTGTGAGAAAAACAATATTGACATTGAGTCTATTCCTAAGTTAATATCTAAACCATTGAAGGAGAAACTCAAAGCCGAAGCAATGGAATTGAATCTCCTCAAGAGAACATCTCATGCGAAACTCCCTTTATGATTCCTAAAGTGAAACCCTTCGATTGTTACAAGAGTTATCTTGGATTGAAAAATCACTTCACTAAAGAAAAATATGACTATCATAGGTACGGAGGAAAATCCCGTGCGTCTTTAGAATCTTTCTACAGACGTAAGGACAGATTTTTCTTTGAAAAATTGAGTCGTCAGAAAGATGATAGTGAAGTTATTGAATTCTTCGTTAGTAATTTTGTGTCTTGTGATGATCCTCAGTCTCTGTGGATTGGTGAAATCGTTCGGAACGGAGAGACAAATTACACCAACTGGAAGAAACGTCTTCAGAGTTTATCTTACACGTTTCGAACAGAGGTAGAAAATGTCTTCTCAGACAAAAAGTTTGACGAGATGTTCTTTATTGACGGGACAAGACACCCACACATTGTAAGAGAACATCTTGGAAAAAATCTATCACTTGAATCCCTGGTTATCTTGAATAAGATTCTGGGATTCAAAAAGGAATTTGACAGGAGACTCAATGATCCTGTCTGGAAGTTCTTGTCGATGAGAATTGACAAGTACGATTCCTTTATACATATTGATGTATTCAAGTTTAAATCTATCCTTAAGGAGGTAATAATCAAT